TAGCGGGATTCGGCACGGCGGCTTGTTCTACGCCGAGTTGGCCGACCGGATCGAATCGCTCGCCCAAAAGATCGAGGCCGGCGACCACCTGAAGTAGTTACCGTCCGCGCGGACAGTAGAGGAGTGGTTTGATGGACGCCGTGCAGTACGTCCGGGACTTGATCGCCGCCGCCCGGCGGCAGGACGGGTTCTGCCTCGGCGTGCTGGTGCCGGGGCGGGTCTGGCAGCGGTTGCTGTTGCGGTACCGGGCGGACTCGCCGGTCGATGCGATTCTACCGATCGACCCTCTCGGTCTGAGGTTCGACGGAACCCCCGTCGGCCCGATCCTCGACGGCTAGCCCCCATGATCCTCAGCCCCGGCGAAGAGTGGCGGAAGGTGCCCACCGAGCGGGCGGCGAACCTCCGCTGGCGGAAGCACGTCCTGACCCGCGCCCGCGACGACGAGCGGGTGCAGGCCGAGTTGATCGAAGTCTGCCGCAACGACATCATCTTCTGGATCAACACGTTCGTCTTTCAGTTCAACCCCGACGCCCACGGCGACGAGCAGGACGAGGGGCCGTTCGTCCTGTACCCGTTCCAGGCGGCGGCCCTGATCGGCAACGACCGGGTGCCGTACCGGGAGGCGGCCGGGTACGACCTGGGGCGGATGTGGGGCATCCTGGAGTGCGTCGCCGAGCGGGAGCCGCTGGTCATCGAGAAGAGCCGGGACCTGGGGGCGAGCTACCTGTGCCTGATGGCGTTCGACTGGCTCGCCCGGTTCCACCGGGCCAAGAAGCTTCTGTGCATCTCCCGGAACAAGGACATGGTGGACAGCGACGACTCGGACAGCCTGTTCTGGAAGCTCGACGACATCGACCGCCGGCTGCCCGACTGGATGCGGATGGGCCGGGTCAAAACGAAGGCGAAGGTGAAGTACGTCTCGACCGACGGGTACGTGAACGGGACGGCGACGACGAAGGGGGCCGGGATCGGGGGCCGGACGACGGCCACCCTGATCGACGAGTTCGGGATGATCGAGGAGGACCGGGCCATCTTCGAGGGGCTGACGAACACGACCAAGTGCCGGATTTTCAACTCGACCCACTGGGGCACGGGGACGATGTTCGCCGAGTTGTGCAACCGCCCCGACTGGCGGAAGCTCGTGCTGCACTGGTGCATGCACCCGGAGAAGTCGAAGGGGCTGTACCGCTGGGTGCCGCACGAGGACCGGATCGAACTGCTCGACGGGTTCCGGGGCACGGTGGCGCTGGGCAAGGACGCCGACAAGCGGCCGAGGCTGTACAAGTTCCCCGAGGAATACCCGTTCGTCCGGGCGGACAAGCCGAACGGCCCGTTCCCCCGCATCCGGTCGCCGTGGTACGACGAGACGTGTCTGGAAGTCGGGATGCCGGCGGCGATCGCCCGGAACCTCGACATCGACCTGACCGGCTCGAACGACCAGGCGTTCGACGCGGTGATGATCCGCCGGCTGGTGGACGGCGAGGCCGCCACCGCCCGCGCCCCGGCGATGGTCGGGCGGGTCGAGTGGGACCGGAACACGGGCGAGCCGACCGGGTTCGTGAAGGACGAGAAGGGGCCGCTGCGGCTGTGGTGCCGGCTGGACGGGCTGGGGCGTCCGCCGGTCGCCCGGTACGCGGCCGGGGCGGACGTGGGGCAGGGGGTCGGGTCCACCCCGTCGGTCCTGAGCCTCGGCAACGCGGCCGGGGAGAAGGTGCTGGAGATCGTCACGGCGGAAACGCCGGTGGACGGGTTCGCGGCGATGGTGCTGGCGACGTGCCGCATGTTCGTGTCGGCCGACGGGGCGGTGCCGCTCTTGGTGTGGGAGAACGAGGGGCCGGGCGGCCGGTTCGGCGACCTGGTTCTGGAGTCCGGCTACCCGAACTATTACACGAAGAACAGCGCCGCCAACCGCGCCCGCAACCCGATGCTGTCGGGGACGCCGGGCTGGTCGCCGAAGGCCCAGTCGAAGCACGAACTGTATTCGGCCTACGCCTCGGCCCTGGCGAACGGGTCGTTCCTGAACCCGTCGAAGGAGGCGCTGCTGGAGTGCCTCCACTTCCGGTTCGTTGGCCGGACGATCGAACACGCCCGGTTCAAGGTCAAGAACGACCCGAGCGGGGCGACGGTGAACCACGGGGACCGGGCGACGGCCGACGCCCTGCTGTGGCTGGCCCTGCGGGACTTCCACAAGGCCGAGCCGAAGGAGTTGCCCGCCCCCCCGCCCCCGCCGTCCTGTCTGGCGTCCCGGATCGAGCGGGCCAAGCGCGAAGCGGCCGTGCAAAAGGGGTGGGGCGGGTGGCGGGACCAGAAGGTTCGGGGCCGTTAGCGTTGCACCCGCGGCCGGGCCGGGTATGCTGCACTCCAGCCCGTACCGTCCGCGCGGGCAGTAAAACAGGATGCCGCCGTGCCCACCACCCGCCGCTACGCCACCGACGCCGACGACCTCCCGAAGCTCTGCACGGCGATCGCTAAAGCCCGGCTCGTCCTGCGGCCGTGGCGGACGTGGCGGCGGGGCTGCGTGGCCGAGTACGCCGGCCGCAACTGGTCGGACAGCGCCTCCCGGTCGCCCGTCCCCGTCAACCTGATCTCTCTGTACGTCCAGGTCGTCTCCCGCGCCCTACTGCCGATCGAACCCCGCGTCCTGTTCTCGACGTTCCGGGAGCCGATGAAGAAGCCGGTGCGGGCCGTGCAGGACCGGATGAACCACGACATCGAACACCGGGAACTCGCCGCCGAGATGCGGCGGTGCGTGACCGACGGGCTGTTCTCGGTCGGGATCGCCAACGTGTCGCTCGCCGACCCGGCCGAGGCGGCGACGTACCCGCACCTGCTGAAAGTCGGGATGCCGTACCTGTCCTCGGTGGACCTCGACGATTTCGGGTACGACGTGTTCGCCCGCGACTTCAAGGACGCCGACTGGATTTGCCGCCGCTACCGCGCCCCGATCGACGCCGTGAAGGACAGCCGGTACTACTCGTCCGCCCGCCGCAAGCTCGAACCCCAGCCGATCACCCAATTCAACCGCACCGGGGACGAGCGGATCGGCGTCCTCGGCCGCGGGTACGAGGCCGGTCAAGACGAGGCGGGCGATTGGGTCGATCTGTGGCAGGTGTACCGGCCGAAGGAGCGGCTGATCCTGACCCTGGCCGACGACGGGGGCGAGCCGGCCGCCACGTCGGAACCCCTGAAGGTCCAGGAGTGGGTCGGCCCGTACTGCGGCCCCTACCACTTCCTGAGCCTGTTGCCGCCGGTTCCCGGCAGCGCGATGCCGCTGTCGCCGCTGATGAACGTGTACGACCTGCACGTCGCCGAGAACCGGGTGATGAACAAGATCGTGGACCAGACGCTGCGGCAAAAGACGCTGACGACGTACCAGCGGACGAAGGCCGAGGACGCGGCCCGCATCCAGCAGACGGACGACGGCGAGATCGTCGGCGTGGACGACGCGGCCTCGATCCGCGAGGTGTCGATGGGCGGCCCCAATCAGGCCAACTACCAGATGTACCGCGACCTGATCGACCGCTTCAACTACATGAGCGGGAACGTGGTCGAAGCGACCGGCGGGCTGCGGTCTCAGGCGGGCACGGCCAAGCAGGAGGAACTGATCCAGGGCGGGGCCAACCAGACCGTCCAGGGCATGATGCAGGCGGTGCTGTCGTTCGCCGGCAAGTGCTACAAGTCCTACGGGTGGTACCTGTGGAACCACCCCTACGCCGAGCTGGACAGCGAGTACCAGAACGCCGAGACCGGCCGGTCGTTCTCGCGGGTCGTGTACCCGCAGGGGTCGGAGGGGCGGGGCGAGGCGGAGCCGCTGGTGCGGAACGGGTCGTTCGACGACATCGACGTGACGGCGGACCCGTACTCGGTCGTCCAGCAGGGGCCGGAGGGGCGGGCGGCGAAGTTGGTCCAGATTTGGACGCAGGTGGTGCTGCCGGCCCTGCCGGCCGTGCAGGAGCAGGGGTATACGGCGGACATCGGGGTCTTGCTGGAGAAGCTGGCCGAATACTTCAACCTGCCGGAGTTGAACGAGATCATGGGGACGACGGACCCGATCCCGAAGCCGGCCGGCGGGGACGGGGGCGGGATGCCGGCCCACACGAGCCGGACGTACAACCGGGTGAGCGGGAGCGGGCAGCAGCCCGAGGCGGAATCCGAGTCGGCCGTGTCGGCGTTCGGCGCGGCCATGAAGGCGAGCGGGCCGAACGGGAGATATCAAACTGCGGGCTAGTTACTGTCCGCGCGGACGGTAAAACTTGAATTGGGGGCGGGGAAGTGGTACAAACGCAAAAGCCACGGGGTTAAACCCGTGGCTTTTGCGGTGTGAGCGTCCGGGCCAACAGACACAGCACAACAAGGCTCATCGTATGAAAAACCGGAACCGACACAAGGCCAGATTGGACACCGGCGTACCCGGTCTGCCGATCTACGCTATCAAGGGGTTCGCCGAACCCCGCGGCCTGTACGTCCTGATCGAAACGGACAAGTGGGTCGTGTACCGCAAGGGCACCGGCGAGTGCGCCGGCCACTACTACCCCCGGACCCGGACGTACTCGAAGGGTTCCCGAAACGGCTTCCACAAGACGAACGACTGGCGCTCGGCCCTGACCGAGATCGCCTCCTAGAAACCCACGGGTTGCGAGTATGGATCGGACGTATTCCCGG